TCAGTCCATCCGCCCATTTCCTGAATAGGTTGATCGAATTCCAGAACGAAGTAAAGCCGATAGTCCTGATCGGCATCGTTACTCCATACATTCCGAGATAACTGATGACTGACACCTTCAATCCGGTTTGGTCCGACTTTCTTTATTTCAATATCACTTAATACATAATCGTATTCAGTAGGAATGTGCAAATCAACCAGCACACGGGCACCTTCCCGGTCCTGTGGAAACGTATATCGTTGGAATCCGCAGCGTGTTGTGGCTGTCAATTCAGCTTGGATATCGTAATCGTCCAGATGAATGGCATAGTATCCGATACCGGCTTGTTCGGTTTGCTTGCGGATACGTGAACGATAACCGGAATCCGGATCCATTTCATCTCCTTCCTGAATGACCAACTTACCGTTGGTTGGCATTAATCCGAGTCCACCCAACGTCCATTCATGGATATGACTAAAGCAACCGATGTTTTCGAACGTGGGTTGATAACCGGCTTGCCAACCTGCATTTTGGTTGTCGGGACTTAGCTTCACCATACTGAAAGGCATCCATGGTCCGGGTGCAATCATCCAACGGGAATGTCCGGTACCAATACGGGTATCTACATAGTCAGCATACGTCTGAAGCCTTTGAGGTTCACGAAGAATCGTACCTTCTTCTACAATTTTCCCGTCAATCCGAACGCGATACCGGCTCTCTTTAGCTGTCGTTACTGCCGGCATCGGAGCTTCAAAGACATAACGTGCCGTATCCAGCCGCTGAGAGAAAATAGACTTCCCGTCCAGTTCAACAGACAAGTTCGGTTGTTTATCTAATTCTTCAACATCAACCAGCAATGGTTGGAAATGTTGTCCGTTTTGTTCTATTTCGTAAGGAGCCGCAGTTACACGACGAACGAAAGCCTTTTGAGGTTTCTGTAAGCGAACTCCTTCCGGACTATCCAAGTAAACTTGGTCAAAAAGAATCCACGAACCTTCCAGTACGGAAAGGCGGATTTCGTTTCCCCCTTCTTGCATACAAGCATTGTCGATGGGAATCTCAATACGGTGTTCCTGTGTTCCACTCAGATCACCTTCGATTGATTTGGCATTTTTGCCGGCTGGAAGCTGGAATTTCCAGGATTTATCGTTAACAGTTACTTTAAGTAGTGGAGGCAATTCGACAGCATTGTCGAGAACATCAATAACTAACTTCCATGTACCGGTTGTCGGCTTTTGATTTATACCGAATAAGATAGTTGTTTCATGCGTTCTCCATCCGGAAGTTCCGCCTGTACCGCCCCATCCGTCGGAAGGACCGGGAATAACATACGGAAAATCTTTCGATGCTTCAGAATATCCAACTAAGAAATAACGATCTTCATATCCAAAATCATGAGCAAGGAAATCTTTGTATTGATTGGGAGCCAAAGCAAAACCTGTTGCTTGATTATCATTTTGTCCGATAGTCCAAAGCCGTTCAGCACTAGCCGTAGCAGTACCAAAAGCTAATCCGGACACAAGTAAAAGAGATGTAAGATAAGTATGCATACATTGAATTTTTATGCAAATAAACAGAAGATTTCTCAACCAACTGTGATATTATATTTTGATATACTTGTATAATATTCCGATATATTGCAGGTAGATAGGCCTTACTGTTAAATCTGATCTTTGTATTAGAAGAACGAAGTTTCAGTTTTGAAGAAATGAAAAATGCAGTCTTTAGAATACGTTATATCTAATAAATTCGATAATATAGATATTAAAGTGAATAAAGTTCTATATTGTCGAATTTTTCCTATCTTTGTACAGAAGAAAAGATGAAATGAGAATCGTATCACATAAAAAGCTGAAAGAATTTTTCGAGACCAAAGGCTATGAGGATTCCAAAGTTGCTCTTGAGCGATAGTATGATATAGCCGAGAAAGCATCATGGCAAAATCTTTCAGAAATCAAATTGGATTTTCCTGCAACAGATTATGTTGGAAATCAACATTACGTGTTCAATATTAGAGGGAACAATTATCGTCTAATTGTTGTAGTAAAATTTACAATAGGATACATCTTTATCCGTAAAGTATGTACTCATAAGGAATATGACAAATTAGATTGTTCAACCATTTAAAAGAAAATGACATGAGTAAGATTACCAAAGAACAGTATGAGTTTGCATTGGAAAGAGTAGAGGAACTTTTGCCATTGGTTGATGACAATACCCCAGTAAATGATAAAAAGGCAGTTGAACTGACTATGATGTCTGATATTGTGATTGCCTATGAAAAAGAGCATTATCCGATAGAAAAGCCTACCGTTGCGGAACTCATAGAGTTATCTCTTGAAGAAAAAGGAATGACTCAAAAGCAATTGGCTCAGGAAATAGGCATTAGTCCTTCACGTATAAATGATTATATTTCCGGACGCTCTGAACCGACATTGAAGGTGGCACGGTTATTGTGTCAGATTTTAAACATTCAACCTGCAGCTATGTTGGGATTGTAATTAAAATAAAGTCAATTTCATATTGGGTGTTTAATATGAGAACTGTTGCTGTAATAGTTGAAGATGTAGGCAATAATCTGAGTGCTTACATATAGGGTACTCCAGTGATGACTGTTGGTTGCGATGTGAAAGAAATAGAGAAAAACATGCAAGAAGCTGTAGAACTTTATCTGGAGTCATGCAAGGAAATGAACATTACTCCTGTGGAAATTTTGCAGGGAGAGTTTACATTAAAATTCAAGATAGACGCTGCTACCTTCATTAACTATACAGCAGTTTCTTCACCAAAGCAGCTTTGAGTTATATAACCGGAATTAATGAACGTCAGTCGTGGCATTATGCGCAGGGGTTCATAAACTGAGTAAACAGCAGTTGGAGAAAATTCAGAAAGGTATCAATGCGCTGGCAGAGGAACTGGTAGCTATAAAGATTAAAAAACTTAGGATAAGTAAAAGACAAGTGAAAATGTCCAAAACTGGACAAAATATTCTTTTTACGTTGATCCCTAATTCTCTGAGTGTTGTGCAATTGTTGTGTAATGTAGATAAAAGAAAAACGTGAATAACTTTGTTTCAGTTATTCACGTCTATATATGAGTGATCGGGCTGGGATTCGAACCCAGGACCCACAGCTTAGAAGGAGTTTTTACAAATACGAATTATATATTTGATTTACATGTTGTTATATTGTTTGTTGGATGTAAAAAAGACAAGTTTTTTACAATTCCATATCATTTGTATGCTCTTCCAATTCTGTCTCCAGTAACCCAACCATCGCCAATTTGACAATCATTAATATCGACGATGGCTACGCCTTTTACGTTTAGACCATTGTTCAAAGCATCTTCAAGATATGTTTTTGCGAATATGTCGAAATTGGCTCCAGGCATGGCGTCAACAGCAAGTACCAATATATTGGCATCCGTTAATTCTCCTCCATATATGTTTATTCCAGCATCAACCAAGCCCTCTATGTATTGTTCAGAAAGCTCTTTTTGTTCTGGAGAAGGTTTGTTACTTCCACAACTTGCTAATGTGCAGAATAAAACAAATATGGTTATAATTCTTTTCATGTTTCGTTATTTTAATTTATTCTTTAATTCCTTGAATGAATCTACATTTTTCATATCCTCCCAATAATATTTTTTGTAGCGGCTTCTACTGAAACCTTCCTTGTTATCGTAGGCTAGAATACATTCTTTATCGCATAATATGATCACGGAGGACATAAGTAGCTTGGCATAAGAGAAAGCCTGAAGAAAGGCAGATTCAACTTCTTTGTTATTTTTCATGTGATATTTTACCTCTATCAGGACTTTTGCATTTTCTTCGCCAGGTTTGTTGTCATAGTGGAGCGCATAATCTGGAAAAATCCGGTGACCTCTGCCGGCATGGATTGGTAACTGACGGATATAGTTCTTATGTTCATACCATCCCATACCGTTTAACAGCGGTTCCAATAGATTAACTTCAACATCCCTTTCGTTTTCGACAACTATTCCTTCCGGTAATGAAGGGGTGTAAATCTGAGGAAGTTTACTTGTGTCAAATCCTTTGGCTTCTATCATCCTCATAAGTTCCGCGTAATCCTTTCCAGTTACAGGCCATCCGTTCACTCCCTGAAAATTTTTCCTAACGATCGGATGATCTGAAAAGTATTTATCGTCTTTCAGTTCCTTTAAAGAGATCTCTGGAATTTCAATTCTGTCCCCTATGTATGTATTGCTATAATAATGGAAGAACGGGTCTATTACACCGTCAACCTGTGCTATCCATAAACAAGTGATTGCACTTACCGGTGATGTTTCATAGTGAATAAGAACATCTCCTTTCTTCGTTTCTTTATTCGATTGCCAGAATCCGGTAGTCCAATGGGTACCATATCCTTTAATCAATCCTCCAATGAACCAGGCTGATGATGGCTTTGGCATATCTATATTATCTTCTTTTGTCAGGAGATTGGGGGAATAGTCATACATGAACGCACTGAACTCATTGGGAGATAAGCCGTTTTCTGTCCTAAACTTGTAGAATACCTTACACAGTTCCCAATAATACATACACCTAGCTTTATAGTCTGGCTTCTTTGGTATTGGAGGTAATTCGATTTCAAAGTAGTCTGCAAATCTTGTAAGCTGGTAGAACTCGTCAATGTATATATATGGAAAGAAATATTCTCCGAATAAATGGTTCAACTCCATTGACAAAAATGGTACAAACTCCAGCATACGGTCAAAGTCACCAATTTTGAGAACTACTTCCGATTCTATCATTAAACCGGTGGATATGATTTCTGTATACAGTTTTCCGGCATCATCTAAAGCTTTTAATTCTGTTCCTTCATATTCGGAAACTTTATAACACCAAAAATCTTCTAGTATCCCGCAAATAATTTCTGAATTGAATTCGTCCTTGATTTTCGGGTTGTATTTCTTAAACAGACGTTCTTCATCAACCCACTCTTTCCTATCTGCAAAAGCGGCTATAGCAGATTTACCGTCAGGTGAGTTCCTGTATAGGTTCCAAAGGTATTGATTGAATTTCATGAGATTATTTCATCGTGTTCATTCGGATGCTAAGCTTAATTATTGCCATAGCTTTTACAGATGATAGAGGAAAATCTTTTGGCTGATGATATTGATTATAGCTAACTAATTTAATCCAATCATCTCCTTTATCGGAATGGTTTACATATTTGACAGTCAGATATTCATCTCCATCCATATCAATTGAGACTAAATACATTTCACCAAAAAAGATATGTTGCATGTCAAGAGGAATTTCTTTATAGGCAACAATATCTCCAGATTTGAGGAGTGGATACATGGAATCTCCTTTTACATATACAGCTCCATCACATTTTGGAATATTAGGGATATGGATCATGCCCAATATGTTTTCATCTTTATTATCAAATAGATGTTTGAGATTTGCAGCTGCTTCTACATCATACAGAATGACATTACCTTCTTCTTCGATCTTTTCTGCATAAGCCGGTTTATATATTGTTTCAACTTGAGATGTTCCTAAGTTTATAGTGGTACCTGTGATTATTTGAACTAATTCTCCAAGGTCCATATTTAAAGCTTTAGATATGGTTATCAAATCTGATAACTTTCTTTTTGATAAGTCATCGTATCTAACAATATTTGTTTCTGCTACGCCTAAAGCATCAGCTACGACTTTATTTGTAACGCCTTTATTCTTAATTATTTGTCTTAATGTTATCATATTTGATATATCAAATTAGATTTATTTAACGTAATAATATTATCAAATATGATGATGTTATCAAATATGATAGTATATTTGCATCATCAATAGTTCAATCACGAAAACAAAGGTAAAAAGAACGATTGATTAAACAAATAGTATAAACACATTAAAAAGCACACGATTATGAAAACATTATTAGAAAGAATCTTCGATCAGTTCGATATAGAGGACAGAGAGGCAAAAGAATATGAGGTTTGCTTGGCTCAACAAAAAGAGAAAGAAATGAATGATGAACTGGTAGAATTAGAGGCCATGAGTGAAGATGAAGCATGTACATTATATAATGTAGATAGTAAGGCTGAGGCTTCACAAGCAATCAAAGAGTATTATCAATATATAGCATAACCCTCAAATACACACGATTATGAAGACAAATTTCAGGCATAAAGTTTTTTGTATGGCTTATGAAATGATGAAGGCTACAGGTAAGACATTTGCCGTCTGCCTCTCAAGATCATGGGCTTTATACAGGTTGATAAAGCAGATGCACAAAGGCATAGTAGCTTTCGCTTATGAAAAAGCAGATGGTTCGCTTCGTAAGGCAAAAGGTACATTGAAAGATATTCAGAACTTCATTAAAGGTACAGGCACAGAGAATTACAAGACTGTCAGGTATTTTGATATTGAAGTAAATGGTTTCAGGTCATTTAAGGTAGAGAATTTTATCACTGCCTACTGATATAACAGCCCGTCCGGTCTCGATACCGGGTACAATCCGTAGAAGGTATGGCGGGCACAGATGCACACTTAACCGCAATATAGCGGTCGTGAGATACAGAACATAAGCAGATCCGTTGACGTGTCCGGTGAGAGCGGTTCTTTCGATTGCAAAGGTCTAGAAAAACAGGTGACGTTATGTGCGTTCAAACAGGCTTTAAGTAGTACGGCCACAATCATAGCCCGTCCAGTCTCGATTCTGGGTACAACCATAAACGGTTGGCGGGCACGAATTAAAATAATAATGTATGAAAAGAGTAGAATTTTCAAGTATTGCACAGCTGATTCTGTTTGTGATAACAGTCTCGTTTGCTGGGCTGACCTTTATAGGCATGTTTTTTAATCCTCTGCATATAGTAACATTTGCTATGTCTGCAGTGCTTTCTATTGCAATCTACAAAGAAAAGAATTGGTAATTAATAATATATGGATTATGAAAACAAAAGACGAATTAGAGAAACTGGAAAAAGAAGAGCTGATCTCTATGGTGATGCAGTTACAAAGCAATTATGATCTATGGTATAATTCAGCCCAAAAAGCAGAAAGAAAACTGGAGGCTGTAAAGAATACGATCAGTTCTTTGGTGGTATTCATAGACTAATCGGCAGACGGTCTGAGTCCGGGTTCGATTCCCGGATGCTGGCTAATTTAAAAATTTAATGGTATGGAAAAAGTAAAGAGCAAAAAGATCATGAGGGAGATGAATATCGGAGAAGAGGTCGCTTTCCCGATTTCCTCACTGGAGACCGTCCGTAACAATGTGTATCTACTCAATACCAAATTCTACCTGCAGAAGAAAAGGTGGGAATCAGTTTCTAACAAAGAAGAGGGACTGGTAACAGTCAGACGAATATCCTAAAGAAATAAAGCACACGATTATGGATAGGATATTGAAGGAACTGACTCCTGAGTGTGAAATCACCGCACGTCTCTATGCTCAAGGGTATGAGAAAAAGGAGATTGCCCGGATAAAATGTAGGGCTGTGAGTACGATCAACAATCAGTTACAAAAGGCTTTTGAAATTCTTCATGTCAGGAATGGTCGAGAACTGGCCATGATGTTTTTTGAAAGAATTTCAGGGATACGCCTTTCTATGGATTTTAGTCCAGAAGTCAGATCGTTTGTAGCTGGATGTTTCTTAATGATTTTCTGCCTTAGCCTGTTTGAGGATAACCAACAGGATATGCGTAGAATGAGGCGTGTTAGAATAGAATACAGAATAAGGAGGACTTCATGACAATAAATGAGGATGTATTAAAGATCGTCTTGAATGATAAGACATTTGGACAACGTACAGCCGCCTCTATTGTTGGAGGTCGTGGTAGGTTGTTTGATCTGGTAGGGAAGGGGCTGATCCGGACCGAGAAGAAATCAAATACACAGAACGGTAAATGGTTCTGTAATGCGTGGGATGTTATTAAATATGCAACCATAAAGTAATATTAAACACAATAATTATGTCACTGATTAAGAAATCAAATGAATTAGTACTTCCGTCAACCGTCAAGATGATGATTTACGGACAAGCTGGTATGGGAAAAGCCCAGCCTTTGTATTGTCAAGTATTAACCCCTCATGGGTATAAGAAACTTGCTGATATTTCAATTGGCGATAAGGTTATGGGCAAGGATGGAAAAATCCAAGAAGTTATCGGTGTATATCCGCAAGGTATTCGACCTGTTTATAAAGTAACAACAAATGATGGGGCTGTTACCTATTGTGATGAAGAACATATTTGGAATGTTCGTGCAAGTTCTGGTAACAGTAGAAAAGCAGGTTTTAAAAATCTGACTTTAAAAGAGATGTTATCAAAAGGAATTGTCTGTAAACAGACACCAAGAGAGGAGCGTACCGGAAGAAAGGCGATGCCACGATTTGAAATTCCAGTGGCGGATGCAATGGAATTTCCAGAACGGGAATATGAAGTCAGTCCTTACATTCTTGGTGTTCTTATAGGTGATGGTTCTTTGACTGGAAGCGTTGCATTATTTTCAAATCCTGATATAGATAACCAAATTGCAGAAACGATAAAGGATATATTGCCATGCGAATATGAGTTAAAAAAGAATGATGCTCCGGATTGTCCACAGTATAGCATTGTTCTCAAAGGAGATGGAGAAGGATATATTCAGCGTTTAAAGCGCTTGGGATTAAACGTAAAGTCTGGTGATAAATTTATTCCTGATATTTATAAATATGGAAGCAAAGACCAACGCCTTTCTTTATTGCGCGGTTTGATGGATACCGATGGTTTTGCATACAAGAATAGGATTTATTTCTCAACCAGCAGTAAAATGTTGGCCTACGATATAGTAGAGCTTGTAAACTCTCTTGGAGGAATTGCCAATGTTCATGTTTATGAAAGAGAGGACAAAAGTGACGAGTACAGAGTAAGCATAAAAATTAAAATATGCCCATTTTCTTTGAAAAGAAAAGCTGTTGAATGGAACGACACAAAAGTTTCAAGATATATCATTGATGCAACCCGAATTGATGATTATGAGTGCGTTTGTATTAAAGTGTCTAATGATGATGAATTGTATGTAACCGATAATTATATTGTAACACACAATACAACCGTAGCTTTAAGTGCACCGAAGCCATTGTTGTTAGATTTTGATAATGGTGTGAAACGTGTAAACATGGCACATTTGGATGGTGTTGACATCGTTCAGGTCAGTTCATGGCAGGATGTACAACAAGTCTTACAAGAGGATCTGTCAGCGTATCAAACGATAGTTGTGGATACTATTGGTAAGATGATGGATTTTATTATCACTTATAAATGTGGTACTCGCCAACCGCAGATAAGGGACTGGGGCGGAATTAATGCAGAGTTTTCTTGGTTGACGCGAACCCTTTCCTCTTTGAATAAAAACGTAGTGTTTGTCGCTCACCGTGATACTCGGAAAGAAGGTGATGATACGGTGTTTATTCCTGCATTGCGTGAAAAGTCATATAACTCTATTGTGACTGAGTTGGACTTGCTTGGCTATCTCGAAATGAAAAATGAGAATGGCGTACAGAAAAGAACGATCACATTTGATCCTACATCAAGAAATGACGGAAAGAACACTTGTAATCTTCCTGGACTGATGAATGTTCCAACCATTTTAGATAGGAACGGAAACCCAACTGCTAAGAATGATTTTATCACTAGGCTGGTTATCGCACCTTATTTGGGTATGATTCAAAAGAAAAGAGAAGAATCCGCAAAGTATGATAAGGTAATGGCTGAAATTAGAGAGAATATCGAATTAATAACAGATGCCCAGTCTGCAAATGATTTTGCTGGCCGTATCAATGCTTTTGCTCATGTTGGTAGCTCATTGGATAAAGCCCGTTTCCTTTTCTCACAAAAGGTAAAGGATCTAGGACTGGTTTATGATAAAGAGAGTAAGACTTATGCAGACAAAGCAGCTTAAGTTCAAGTTCTATGCAACACTACTTGATAGCTTTACTAGCTATTTGAGAAGTGACGCAATTTGGGATAGGTATTGGGGGTTCTCTGAGAATCCCCCACATACCCTTGAAGAGTTTAAGGAGAAACAATTCCAGAGCCTAATTGATACGATTAACCGTGTGCCGTTCGATAGTGAGGCAGCCGATAAGGGAACTGCTTTCAATGAGGTAATAGACTGCATGATTGAAAATCGCAAGTCTGAAATAGTGCAAGTAGAAAGATTGTTATCCGATATGATGGACGGCAGACAAGTATTAGTAGGACTGCGAGCCACTTACAACAACCGCCAGTTCGATTTTCCAATCTCTATTTGCCGCGAGTTCGCAAACTATTATAAGGGTGCTTTGACACAGCAACGGGTTGAGGCTATTCTTCATACATGCTTCGGGGATGTTCTTGTATATGGAGTGATTGACGAACTGATGCCGATGTCTGTCCACGACATCAAGACTACAGGCAGTTATTATGTAGGTAAATTTAAAGACCATTGGCAACACATTGTTTATCCTTATTGCCTCATGCAGAACGGTAGTGATGTGAGACTGTTTGAGTACAATATCACGGACTTCAAGAATACATATACTGAAACATACACTTTCGTGCCTGAACGGGATATACCAATTCTTGTCAATCATTGTGAAGAATTTATCCGGTTCTTGAATGATAACAGAGATTTGATAACCGATAAGAAGATTTTTGGTGGTTTATGAGCCTTTTCAATTTGAAAAATGAATACGATATACCCAAATTCAAAGCGTATGTAAATAAGCTATTTAAAGAAAGAGCGGTTGTGGAAGTAAAGAAAAAACTTCCCAATCGATCGCTTGCCCAAAACAGCTATTTACATCTGCTTTTAGGGTATTTTGGTAGTGAGTACGGTTGCAGCCTTGATGAAGCAAAGATTGACTTCTATAAAAGAACCTGTAACCGTGATTTGTTTGAGAGAAAGACAGTCAATAAGAAAGGAAAAGAAGTAACCTATCTGAGAAGTTCTGCCGAGCTGACAACTGGTGAAATGACACTTTCGATTGACCGCTTTCGGAACTGGAGTGCGTCTGTGGCCGGAATCTATCTACCTGCTGCCAACGAACAACAGATGCTTATCTACGCGCAACAAGAAATGGAACGAAACAATGAATTTCTTTGAGTCTTTCTGATCTTGGTAGAAAACCTTACCTAAATAAAATTAAGTCGGATGTAATTAAAAAGATGTCCGATCTAAATCAAATTATATCCGACGTAAATTATGAAACGATCAGACCTGCCGCCTGAGTACCTGATTGAAGCAATAGTCAGGCATGTCAATGCTGTGCTTTCTTTCCCACACGAGAGTAATAGGTATAAGAATGCTGAAAGGCTTTTAAGAAAGGAAATAAGGAAATTAGAAACGTATAAAAGCAAATAGATCATGATACACAATTGGTTTTTATGTAAAGTATCGTATGAAAAGATACTTGAAAATGGAATGCAGAAAAAAGTGACAGAGCCATATCTAGTAGATGCTTTGTCGTTTACGGAAGCTGAGGCTCGAATAATCGAGGAAATGAGCCCATTTATCA